GTAGCAAATTCAATAACTGTATTTTTAAGGTCGCCTTTATTTCTTTCAACTATATCTGTAATGTTTATACCAAAGCCTCTTAAAAATTCTGAAGCCTTTTCAGTTGGATTGATAAGAGAGGCAAGACCAGACTTAAGAGCGTTCGCACCCTCAGATGCATTAATTCCACCTTCCTTCATTGCTGTTAGGAAGAATGCTAAATCTTTAACATCTCCACCAAGTTGTTTAACAACTGGACCAGCCTTTGGAATTGCAATTGTTAAATCTTCAATAGCAACAACAGTTTGGTTTTCAACAGCGTTAAGAAAGTCAATTTCTTTTGCTAAATCTGCTGCTGCTGTTCCAAAAGCGTTTGTTAATGAAATAGTTGTATCAAGTGCTTCTTCTTGCTCCACTGCACCAAGTACAGCAAGTCGTGTTGCTTCTGCAACCTGTGCTGTAAGTTCTGCACCTGTTTTACCCATTGCTGCTGCTTTTGCAGCCATTTCCATAGTATCAACAACTGCAACACCATATTTTGTAAATTCATTTGCTAACTGTTTAATGTCTTCAAGTGCTTTTTCTGTTTCACCAGATGTTGTTAGCATTGTTCCATAAACTCGGCGGAATTTAATTGCTGCCTTTTCCATGTCCATAAATACTTTTCCAGCAGCAGTTCCTAAATACATTAATGGAACTGTAAAACCAACCATCAACTGACGACCAGCCCACTGAGTATTTTTACCAAAATTAATTAGATTGGTAGTTCCTTGTTTAACAAGTTGATTAAAAATTTGTTGTTTTTGTGCTGCAATCATTGCTTGAGTTGTGTAGTTCTTCATATCAAGTGTTGCTGGTCTTATAGCCATAGCCTTCATTGCACCATTAGCATCACGACCTAATTTAATATATTGTGTTTGAAGAGTTTTAACACGCTCAATTGCTGTTTTTTGAACAACATTCATTTCAGTCTTAAATAATCTACTGAAGTTTTTACTTGCACCGCCAGCATATTTAAAATACTGACCCATTGAAAGTTTATTTTTTTCAAGTGCTGTTGTAAAAGACTCTGAAGTTGTCTGAATTGTTTTTATTTGGGCATTAAAATTGCCTGTGGCATTAATAGCATTAAGCAAACCACGCTGATAATTTTGTAGAGAAGTTGCTGCTGCAGCATTTCCCTTATTGACAGATGTATTGAAGAGCGATATTTCTCGCTGAAGCCTCTTTATTTCTGCAAGGGCTTGCGAAGCATCAATATTAATGTCAATATTGGCATTAACATCGCTCATTCATATACACCTACCTTTTTTACTTTCTTTTAACCAAGAATATTTTCACCAAGTTTTACACCAGAGGCTGCTTCAATAATCTTGTAAACAGTTGGAAGATCCAAAATATCTTCTAGTGTATTAATATCTGATGCTAATTCTGGCTTATATTGTTCCATAGCAATTGCTACGCATTCTACTAAAATAGCCATTGATTTTTCATTATCTGATGCCACTTCTGCAATGCCATCAAACTTCCTCATAAATGGCTTAAGAAGTGAAATCTTAAGGGGTCGCAACTCAATTTTGGTACCATCAATAAGAGTTACTACTTCCCCTTCATATTTTGTTGTTGCCATATTTTTCCTCCTATATAGGCTGTATCAATTATAGCATAGTGAGGCTAGTTTTTCATCAAATTTGGATCTCTAGCATCATCATAGTCAAGACCCATACCAATACCAAAACCTAATTGTTGAGCCTTGTGACCTTGAAGACTTAATACATCGTCTGGATCAGATGTTGCACCCCTACTAAATACCCTAGCCTTCATTTCTTCCCAAGCATTTTGATTAGAGTTTTTATTATTTTTATCTAAATCAACACCTTGTAATGCTGCTAAAAACTTCTTTTCATCATAATCTAATTCTCGTTTTGTAGATAAAATACTTATTATTTCAGGTATTGACATATTTGATTCTAACTCATCAAAATCTTTCCAAATTCCCAAAAGAAATACTTCTGTCTCTATTTTTAATAAGTCAAAGTCGTCCCAAGTTCTGCCTTGCTCATTTGATGCCTTATTTTTAATTGGTTTTTCATCATCATTTTTATCATTAAATTTAATTCCTGCACCGACATCTAAAATCTCATAAATAATAGGCATATTTATGTTGTCCTCAACATCTTCTATTGTTTTAGCCTTGCTTGGGTAATATTGTTGAAGTGAGTAAAAGGCACATCTTGCTAATATTTGCATAGAATCAGTATCATCTTTTGCCTCAAAAATTTGTCCAAATGTATCCATAACTTTACGGAGATATTTAATTTTAAGTGGTTTTAATTCAATTTCTGTACCATCTAACAAATAAATAGTCTTTGTTTCATATACTTGTGTAGCCACTTTTCTCCTATTTAGGATATTATTTTACCATAAAACAATACCCTCCCGAAGGAGGGCATTGCTCTCATAAGGTAGCGAGCCTTAAATTATGACGCTGGAGACCAAGTGCGGTCAACAATCTTTCCGTAAGATCCTGATGCATCTTCTGGAAGGAGACGGAACGAAACTTCGAACATCGAAGCCTCATCACGCTTTGCAGATACAGTTACATTCTCAATTGACAATGCACGATATGCTGTATAAATACGCTCTACATAAGCAGAGTCTACGCAGTCACCTGTTCCTGGACCAACAGCAACGAGACCACGCTCTACTGGACATTCGCCAAGTTCACCTGCTGACAAGTTTAATGCTTGTCCTGCTGATGTTGCCTTATCTCCTGAGAGTTGTGTATCGCTGTAAGCAAGAGCCAACAAGAGGTTTTCAAGTGTTGCTTCTGCGAAAGCAGTAGCCAAGTTCACCTGCATACCTTGCTTGAAAAGTTTTGCCACATCCAACAACTGATCGACCTGAACTTCACCAAAATCTGGTTGGAATTGAAGTTCTAGACCATTCATAGTATAACCAACATTTGTATAGTCAACTGCATCCGAAAGTGTATCTCGGAATGATGCGTTTGCGTCAACAGCCTCCAAAGTTCCTGGAGTAAGTGTTGTATCAGCAACGAACATAGCAGCAGCACCGATAATAATATTGGTAGAAGTACCACGAGTATATGCCATATTTTTCACCTCTTCTTTCGATTTGAAATAATGGGCTGTGTTTCCTCACCCTAATTATAGCAGGAGTTTATGTATATCTGTAATTTGAATTACTTGAAACATGGAAGTCATAATCAATTAACATTTTGCTAATAGCATACCCACGAAGATTTTCAGTCTCACCTAAATCTCTTACCTCTTCAAGTTGAAACACCTTCATATCGTGAAAGTACACATTGGCTGCTAGAGGCTCAGAATCGGCTTTTGAGGGGTTTTTCCGTAAAGGGGTACTACTAGCCTGTTTTTCGGCAATCCACCTGTTAAGGTCCTGTCCAGAGACATCTGAGCGGTCTAGAAGTTCACGAATGATAACTTCTGCTTGATATACCTTTTCTGGTAGTCCATAAAGATAAATTTGTACCTGCTCACACTTACTTCCATAAAATGGGCTTCTTCTTAGTTTAAATAATCTATCATATTGGATTACGATGTCTGGAAATTTCTTATAATTTTTAAGAATATCTTGAATTGCTGTTACTGATGATGGAACGGCAACAACTACTTCAAATCCTTCATATTTAAGTAATTCATCAATAATATATTCTTTTACCCATAATGGTGCATAAGGTATTTGAATTGGATCTAGTTTTGCCATAGCCTTATTCTACACCAACCTTTGCGTTTGTTATCCACTTAAATCCAGCCTTTACTCCAGCAGATTTTCCTACTTTAGATCCTTCTCTAATTCCAGCAACAAACTCTGTTGGAATCTCTAAATGTCTTAATAGACCGCTAGATTTTAAAAATGCTTGTGTAAAATATTTAGTAAAAAATTGATCAAATATTTTTGCAAACTCTCCTTCTGTGCTTCCACCAGGATTATCAACTACAACTGTATCTGAAGTAAACACCAACTCTCCGTCATCTTCAAATGCCAAGAAAGATCTTGTTCTTGGTTCAATAATAACGGTAGATCCTTCTTCCATAATTCTAGCCTTATCATAAAATGCTTCTCTTGATCCATCTTTAATTGATTGTGACTGTTTAAATGTATAAAAGAATGAAACCATGTTTTTTGATGGAACATATTTTATATCAAAAAGTCTTGCATTTGGACTTCCCACCATATACCATTCATAAACATGATGTAGAAATTGTGGATTTGATCTTGCTGAAGCATCTATATATTGACCAAGAAGATCGGTAGTCTGTTCTCCCAAAGTAACTAAAAAAGATGGCAATCCATTTTTTGAACCATCAATAAATCCAACAGAATAATTAACGATGTTGTTCATCTTTTTGGCAAAATCTTTTGAGTTGACCCTTGTTTTTATCAATCTTCAACACCCTGATTCTCAGTTCTACGAAGTATTACATTGTAGTATTCTATATTTCCAAATGGTCCAACAAATGGGTCAAATGCAACAATTTCAAATATTGTTCCTCTGCCTTCTCGTTCTCCAGATGTTTCAAAATAAATTAAATCATCATAGGCATTACGAATATTAACAACTAAAATATTAGAAAGTGCGTGATTTTCTCCAGCAGAAGATTTTCTAATGTCTACCTGAACTCTTCCTGTAAGTCTGTCTTTTGGATGAACATAAGAGTCTGTTGGCAAATCTTCTTTGGATAACTTATCCTGAATAAAACTTCCTAAAATAGTTCTATCAATAGACCAATCTTTAGTAATCTGACCATACATATTTTGTTCTACTTGTGGATAATATATATCAGCCTTCATAGGAAACAAGAAGTCATTGCCACAGCATCCCATTTACAACACCCCAAATTTATGAATCGTTGGCATATACTTTTCTAGTATTTTGTCAACAACTAAGTTGCCTGTTCTATCCATCATTCGTGCGTCATAATCTAGTTTAAACTGATCTGTGCTATATGACTTAACATATCGTTTATAGTAGTCTAGTTTTCCACACTTAATATCTTCAATTAATAAGTCTGTTGCTCTTTTAATGTCTGAAGGAATTGTTTTGTACCCTGTTTCAAGAATAAATACATAGTCATATCCATTTGGAAACATAACTCCACCTCTACCATAAATATCTAGTAGGTCAGATGTTGCGGTGGGTAAGAACAATGGGTCTGATTCATTACGATCATATTCTCCAGAGATATGTCGTGTAATAGCAGTTCTATCATCTGTTAAGTGGAAATCATATCCTTCAAACCCTGGAGTTCCACCATCTATATGGTTCCATACAATTACATTGTTTTCAATAACAGTTAAAATTTTATGTGGCTTTTCCCACACAGGAATATAATCATTACCAAGACCTGTTGTTTGTAAAACAGTTTTCTTGTAATAAAACCCACCTGTAACGGAATCAATTACTAGTCTTGCAAGTTCTTCATATGCTTGGTTTTGTTCAATTTCAGTTGCTGTATCTCCAGTAATTGCTGTGTATGGTCGAACGATTTCAAGAGTTTCTTCAACTACTTTGTTACCTTGTTCTTCACCATCTGTTTCATAAACTGAAACCAAGTATGTCTCATCATACAAGTTTCCATCTTCTGGTAACTCTATTGAAATAGTATATCCACTAGACTCATATACAGAATCTACCAAAAGATCTCCTGCTGAGTCTTCAATATAAACATAATAAAATTCATCTGCTTGTGGAACTTCAATGCTTGCCATTAATGGATATGGTGGAACTCTTAAAATAATCATTCAACTTCACCGAAATAAGATGCTACTTCCTTTGGGCTTGCTTCTCTTACAGCCTTGTGTTGTAGCCATTTTTCCGATGCCTCCTTCGTTACGATGTTATACCCTTTTTTCAGAGAACCTACACCATTCCAGTTTAAGTTTCTATCTGAATAAAGAGCAACTTTGCCCTGAGCCTTTTCTTCTTTAAGTTCTTCTTTTTTCTCAGGATTAAAACTTGCAATAACTTCAAGAATGTCAACTTTTTTGGTAACACCCTCAAGATTAATGCCATTGTTTTTAGCATAAGACTTAAGTTCGAATACTGTCTTCTTAGACATTTCTTCCATAAAAGACATTATTCCTCCCAGTAAGTTGCAATTTCTTCTTCAGAAGCAAGTCGTACTTTTGGATGCTTAATTACATCTTCTACTAAGTTGTCTGCAATTTTTGAATATCCTTTTTCAACAATGATGCCAGCAACCTTTACTGGTTTGACAGCATATACAACTTTACCCTTTTTTGATTTACGAGAAAAGTCTTTTTTAGGTGCTTCAACAACTTTTTCTTCAACTACCTCTTCAACAACTGGTTCTTCGACAACTACTTCTTCGATAACTGCTTCTTCAGCAATTACCTCTTCAGCAACTTCTTCAACATTTTCTGCTGAAATCCAATCGTGCTGTTCATATAAATTTTCCATAATTTCCTCCAATCCTATTATATCAGAATATGACTAGAGGGGAGCGAGTTTTAAGCCCTACTCCCCTCCGTCAATCAGTCAGATTTTATGACTCTGCTGCAGCATCTGCATAAGCAACTGCATCAAGTTCTTCCCACTGAATACCAAAGCGAATGAATACTGTGTATTCAATCGTATCTTTCTTTGGCTTGTATTCACGGTTGACAGTGATGTCACGCTGGAAGCCCCATACACGGTTAGCAGGGAATGTCAAATCGACATAACCTTCTGGATAGTAAGGAACTTCAAGAACATCAATACCAAGTACACGAGTTGTTCGTGCATTTCCGAGGGTTTGACCTTGACCGTTGAGGTATGCAGCACGAGATGCTTCGGTTGAACCTACAGCATCCCATACAGTACCGTTATTCTTAACGATACCTGCAAAGGCATCTGTACCTGCATAGAACTTCATTCCAGATCGCAATGCACGATACTTTCGTGGCATTGCAAGAATGATGTCCTGCATTACTTCTGGTGTCCAAGCATTATCTGAAACGGTAACAACTGCTTCATGAGCATCTGAACCGTCAGTAACCTTGTAAACGAAACCTTCCATAATAGAAAGGAAGTTTCCTGTTGATCCATCACCGTTGATAGCCAAATCTTCGATATCATTACCGAAAGCATTGGTCATCAAGCGTACGAGATGGTCTTCAAGAGCACCCCCTTCAATATTATCTTCAAGAGCCTCTGTAGAAACTTCCCAATCAAGACGAATCTTCTTGGTTGTTAGTTCTACTTTGGTGAAGGTTGCACCAGCATTTGTGTAATCACCGTCTGCTTGATTCGCAGCACGAATCACTCGCTCACCAACATTAACTTTTTCAAGTTCCATTGTGTTGGCTCGCATTGTAACTCTACGACCATCGTTAGCGAGAACTGTTGCATCCCACACATAGTCGATGAATCGGCGAGCCTGTTCAGGTGCGAGAATACCACCAGCAACGCCAGTTGGATTTACTGCATTTGGACCTGAAGTATCGCCATAGATTGGAGTAGGCACATTGCCCAATGCATCTAGTGCAGGGTTGCTTACACCACCAATACCTCCTGATGCAAACACACCTTCATCAGCAGCCTTTAGGATTTCTTTTTCTTGTTCCGACATATTGTTCACCTCCTAGTGTTTTTTATTTGAATAGGTCGGCAGTTTTGAGGAAACGCCCGCCCCATAGGGATTTTTGAACCATTTCTGGTTCCTGCACGATCTCGCCTAGATCGCCAGACTTGCGGAAAGCGGTATCGGCTTCAACAGCATCTACTCGTTTTCCAAACTCATTAAAGTTACCCTTGATTGTGCTAACCTCATTTGACACTTCATCAAGAGACTTTGATAGTGCAGCAATTTGTTCGTGAAGTGATTTCACGGTTGCTGCAAGATCGCCAAAGGCATCTGCTACTGTTTGCTTGATTTCAGAAACGGACTTTTCAAGACCATCTTCTTCAACAACTTCCTCAGCAACTACTTTTTCAGCAGAATCTTCTTCAGGAGAAACTGATTTTTCAACAACTTCTTCTGCAACTACTTCTTCTGCTACTTCGGCTACTTCAGCCACTTCTGGCTGTGCCTCTGGAGCGACCTCAACATTTTCAACAGCAGTTTCTTCAACTGCAACTGTTTCTTCTGTCATAGGACTTACCTCCTCATTCTTCTTAATTGTCACAATGCCTTTAGCACTATCAACTAAGAACTTTACCATTTCTGCATCACTGTTTTCTACAAAACCAATATTCTGCATTTTATCTGCACAAGAAGGGCAAGCAGCACCCTCATCATCGGAAATCTGAACAATATCATCTGAACTGCACCAGTAAACATTATCTACATCAGCCTTAGACAAGAAACCACTAAGAGTGTTCTGTCCATCAACCTTTTCGATAGAAATTACATTAGCAAATTGATTTGCTGGATTATCAACAAGTGATAATTCGTGTAGTTCATATTCCTTGATAATACGGATTGATTTATCTAGTTCTGCACTATATCCGTCATCAAATTTTTGGATGCTTCCCCCGATTGAAAAACCTGTGTATGTACCGTCCAAAACCTTCTCCCATGCATCCTGAGCACCCTTTGAAACATACGCAGAAACATAAACTCCTTTATAGAACTTTTTAGTCGTAGGATCAAAATAACGATCCTCTTTAAAGGAGACAACTTTTCCAACTGCACTCGGAGTGTGCATTTCACGAAGATTTCCACGAAACTTTTTAAAGGCATTGACACTAGCATCGGATGTTACGATGTCACCCTGCTTGTCAATGTTGTCAAGGGTAGCAAAACCAGAGACGACTCTACGCTCTGTATCAACCTTGTTAATAGGCATAGAAAAGCGAACATTGTCGCCATCCGTAACAAAAGTAGCCTTATTGATATTCATACAGTTTATATTATAGCAAATCTTTTTAACAAATGTCTGAAATATCCGTTATTGTGAAGATCGACCTTCACCTTGCGGATTTCTGCCACTAATTGTAGCAGAACTATCTGACGAATTGTTCGCCCTTTCGCTATCCCTTTCTCTGTTTTGTGCTAAGTTTGCCCTAGCATCTGCTGCTTGTCTTGCACCCATTTCAAATGGTTCATCGCCATATTCAACTTGTGGTAAGCCCAAGACTTCACGAGCCTCGTTAGGCAACATAACCTTTGTCTTAATGTAACGCTCAATAATCTGAGATTGTGCAATCTCATCTGTAAGAGTCATTTCATTAAATCTAAATTCAAGGATGTCTGTTTGCTCTTTGACAATCTTATTTACAAATTTTTCAAGATGTTGTTGTGCAGGTCTAGCAACTTGCTCTTTAAATGTACGGTCTTGTGCTAGTGCTGCTGCAATACCACTTGCCTCTGTACCACCCAATTTTGTGATTGGGACTTGATGAGCAATAAGAATATCATCACGATTCTGTTTACGATATTTCTCAAATGAAGCCTCTTGTACTCCAGCCTCAATTGGCTCCATATTAAATTCAACTTTACGAGTATCTGTGTCACCAGGAAGTGGGATGTAGAGAGTTCTGTGTGACTGAGCCTTTAGTCCAGTCTGAAGGAACCTAAACATTTTGTCTTCGGCATCAGCAGAAAGTGTTGCACCTTTAAGTGTCACAATATATCGTGGTACAGCCTTATTTTCAAAATAATCAATGTTATATTGAGAGGCTAGTTGGTCTCCCAAAAGTGATGGAAGTGCTGCCACAATATCTGGTACGCCATAATAAGTGTTAAGTGGAGAGTATTCTTTAAGATGAATAATCTCATTTGGTCGTGGATCACTTGTAATCGGGTTTGGATTCTTTGCCCCAAAATTTCTAAAATAAACAACTTTTTCTCCAATAATCTGAACATATCCATCACGAATTCTACGGACACGCATAGTGATAGCAGGAATATGTCCTACATATCCAATTTCTCCAGTAACAGTTCTGCCAACTTCAATATATGCATTTCCTGTTGCCTGAAGGTCAATATAAACCTTTTCCATTGTCTTAATAAATGAGTCATCATCATTAAGTGATTCTAACCATTCTTCAAGTTCAATCTTTGCCCTGTCAATTCTACGCCTTGCTCTGTCTAGGGCTGCAGGATCTTCTACCATTTCAAGACGCATTGCAGTTCTATCTGTTACCTCAAAATGATATCCAAGACTTACAATGTTTTCTACCTTTGCATCAATGGCTGCGTGATTAGCAAAAGAAGTATCATAGAAGTTAGCCAATTCATAAAGATTATATGGTGGTGTAATAACATCAAAAAGACCATAACCATTACGAAAGACCGTTCCAGGTTGCAAAGCCTTTGAGCCTGTATCTTCTTGACCACTTTGAATTGCATTTGCTGCATCTAAATATGCTGCTGATGGTTGAGCCTTGTTAATTTTACGAGTTTCTCGTCTTTTAAAGTTTGAATCAATTCCGTTAAAATCTTTTAGCGAATCCCAAGATTTTGTAAATGGATCCTTATCTTTAAAAGGATTTACATCTGCTTCTTGTGTGTTTAAACTTGCTCTCACATAATTTTCATCAGTCATCTAAGGCTCCTGCACCATATGTATCTACTGTATCTTGAGCAGCCTTCCAAGCACCTAGATCGTTCATTGAAGGAATAAGACCTTCTTTCATTCTATCCATTTGCTCTGTATACTCTTCTTCAGAAATTCTTGTTAGTCCCGCAACAAATACTGCTTCTCCATCACCTGGATCTCCATAATGCATTGCTGCTTGCTTTAGTTTGGAGATTTGACTAATATCTCCACGCATTGATGGAATGTTCAAAACAGAACCCTGTCCATCCGTAAACCACTTTCCATTAGCCTTTTTATATACATAAAGACCCCAGTCATAGTTCTTTTCAATAACTTTTCTACGCACATTGCCGACAATCGGCTTTCCAGTTTTTGGGTTAATTGGTATTTCCATGTACACTAGTATACCATATTAAACCGCAGTTTCGCTTCTTCTTGACCAAGTTATGTCACTATAAGATGTTAAAGAGTTACTTTGTATGCTTAAGCCTTCGCTATCATCAAAGACTATCTTATTTACACCTATATATGCGTTGTATATCTTTCCTGGATCAAATGTTCCAGTTTCAAATGTATCTACCGCCAATACTCCGAACCAGTCGGTATCTGTCCAATACTGCCAATCGTTTGGAGTTGAGTCTCCATCTACATCCTTTACACTAGCCCAAGATCTTGTAATAATCGTCTGAATGTTTGCAAGGTTATTAGTCTTATAATATGAAATATTATTATACACAAATGGACCTGTAAGATTAATCTTTCCACTAGCATTATTTAAATCTAGTGGGTCTAAGAAAGATATTCCTAAAGCAACCCATTCTTTTGAAGTAACAGTAGGAATTGCAACAGGTTTACCATTAATATAATAGGATAAATTAACATATTCTTCAGAACCACCCTCAACAATTGCAAAAATTTCTCCTCTTTGTTTTAACTCATCTACAGGAGTTACATAGAATGAAATCTTTTTTTCTTTATCTTCTAGTTCAAAAAGTTTTGTAATTCCTTCTGGAAAAGATGTTTTGTCATATCTCATCCAAACTTGAAATGCATTTACTGTGTAATCACTAGCCCTTTGCTCATTCATAGTCATTGAAATACCCCTGTCTTTTGAAGTATCTTCGCCACGAACCTCAATTCCAGATGACCTTGTTAGATATAAATATGGTGTGCTACCCTTATAAATACTAAATGGATTCTTTCCTTTATAGTTGTAATAAATTCCAGACTTTGTATATGGATACATATTAATTCCAAACCTTGTTCCAATTGGGTTAGATGAGTTTCCATTAAATACTTGTGATGCTAGTTGAAGCCTATCAATGTTTACCTTTTTATTAATAATACCCCTAACATTAAACTCCAATGTATATACAATTGCTAAATCATTAAAGTCTACATCTTTTCTTGGATAAATAATTGTGTTATCTACAACTTCAAATTTTGTTACTTCCCAGTTTTCATATTCAGAAACATCAATTAGTTTGTTTTGTTCTGCACCAACAATATTTGAGAAGTTACTGTTTATTAAGTTTGCACCATCTTCAATATACTGAAATGTTACATAAGACCTTACAGATGAATTTTCTGTATTATAGTCAAACACCGTTTCTGTGTTTCTTTCTAAATCTAAATAGTTATTAAATCCTGTAAATGCTATAGATGCTAAATCTGAATAAGATCTAACTGGTGGACCTGCATATTCAGATGACAATTCAGAATATGTCCAACCTGGAAATGTGGATGTTCCTGTAACAGAAGATATTGAAGGATATCCAATGTTAAATTGTAAAAAGTCTAAATCATAAACACTTTCGCCATCAACATCTTTTATATATTTAGCAAAATAAGATAGTGGTAAGTAATCTTGCCAATATCCAGCAATACCTATGTCTAAGTTATACCTTCCATAATTTTCTCCTACTAAAAGAGTATAACTTGCAAGATGATCAATTAAATAAGTAGCATCCTCAATTATTGCTAAACCATTTTCTTCAAAATGATCTGCAATATCTAAAGCATTTCTTGCTGAACAAAAACCTATGTCGTAAATTTTTCCAGTGAATGTTTCTAAACCACTTTTATCTCCACCAACATATACTTCCATACCGTTCTGATTTCCAAAAAATGCTGCAATGTTTCCACCGTAGTATTGAGAAAACTTAGCAATATCTATTCCTACTGCAACCTTTTCTCCAGGGGTATATTCGTAAAACAAAAAGTCATTTTCTATTTGACCATTATAGACAAGATAATAAGAAATTACATCTTCATCAATTTCATCATTGTTTACATCGTGCTGATCTACTTTAATTGTAAGCGAATTGCCTGTAATTCTGTTATAAAACTTAATTAATATTTCATCCTCAACATATGTTGCTGGTTTAAATACTCCATAAAATGTATGAACTTGATCTGACAATAAGTTAAATTTTGGAAAGTTAAAATATGCTTGTGTTGAATCCCAACCACTGTTTGGTCTAAATGTAATAAACTTATAGTCTTCATCTTGAATTGATTGATTATCATCATAAAGTTCAGTTAATGTTTTATCATTTAAATATATCTCTGGAAGGCTATAATCTGGAGTTGATAAAAACTTATTGCTTACCGATAAATTATCAAAACTTCCTTGAGTCCAGGTAGTAAAATCTGGATAATTATAGTTAACAGAATAGTTTGAAAAAGGATAATCAATAAATGCTGTTGTACCACCAAAAGCGTTATTAATATTTTCTGGAGATCCTACTGCTTGACCATAAACAAATCTTCTCTTTGCTACAATTGATGGAACCTGATAAGAATAAATAGCAAAACAACTAATTTCTAGTGGGAACACATCTTCATATGAATAAAACCCTAACCAATCTTGGCTATTTCCATCAATACCTAATGCTGATGGCAAAACCAAAGAGTTTGTATTTATTGCAAAACTAAAAACTTCTTCACCGTTAATTAACATAGATGCAGAGTTTCTTACAACTCTTATGTGTACTAGCATTGGTCTATACCATTCATTTACAAAGTGTGACTGTGATTCTCCATTTATTGATAATGTTAAAAATCCCCCCTCAACATATAATCCATCATCAGATGCAATAGGTCCAAATATTTTTTTAGGTATATAGGAATCAGAGTTGACTCTTAGCCAAAACTCAACAGTGTATTCAGAGTTTTGACCTAATTCATTTAAAAATCCCTTTCCTGGAACAATAAACGATGGCAAAGAAACTTCTTCGTCTTCAATAACTTCTGTATTTGGATAAATTACTGTAACATTGGATCCACCAAAAACCATTGGAATGCTCGTATTCTTTGCTAATAATGAACTGTTCTTTATAAGATAATATCCATAGTTTTGTGATAAACCGTATGAGTCTGCTGTAATACCATCAAACTGAATAGGTAAAGATATTGTTGATGGAATTGGCTCTGCAGTTACACCTAAAGATGTTGCGTTAAATTCTGCTGACCATTGACCAACAGTTATTCCATTAATATAAAAATCATAAGAGTTTATGTTTGGTGAATCACCCTTAACATTTGCTTTAATAACAACCTTAAAGTCATCATTACTAGAAGGTATGTCAAATGTTTCTGCAAGCAAAATCCATTGCTGTCTTAAAGGTGTCGTAAAAGTTTTTTCTATAGTTGTAGAACCATACTTAATTCCTATAGAAAAACTAGTAAAGGCTACATCTGAAATATTTGAATATATGTATGTAGAAACTGTTACTGTTCCAAAACTTTGATTTAAATCTGAAAAATTGGCTATATTTGGACTAGTGACAGATATTGTATATGTACTATCTGTTAATGCATCCCCTTGTATTTTTCTAGTATAACTATCTGGAAATGGTGAGTCACTTAAAAGATCATTTGTTGTAGTGCTACAATTTTCTAGAGTCCATCCATTGCTACCAGAAACCTGTCTTTGGCTCTCAGTTATAAGACTAACATAGTCGGCTTTATCATCTAATACCCATAGATCTAACGGATGTTCCGCAAAGATCTTTTCAGCATAGATATTAGATGATGTCGCCATATCTCTTATTATACCAGGTTGCTGTTACCTTTGTGGCATAATACAAGCGTCAGTCGTGCAATATGCTTCACCTTCTGCTTCAAGATTATCTACACCCTCATAGATTGCAGAGAAATCAATTTTCTTGATTTGACCAATGTATGAGTCATATTCTTCTTGAGTAATCTGAGTGTAAGGTTGCTGTGGATATACTGTATTACCCATTGGAAGGAATGATACAGCCTTTAGTTCACCCTCGTAAAGATGTAGGGCTGGAGCAATATGCTGTGTCTCAGTTTCCTTATCAAATGAAAGGGTAACAGAAACTCCATTGTCAGACCAATACTTCTGTGCTGTAGCAGCAAGACCAATCTTTTCAAATAGAGTCACATCCTTTTCAGAACGCTTATTTTCAGATTCTACAGGGAAGTATACAACCTGAGTATTTGATGACACCAAGTCTGGTTCAATCTTGTATCCTGCTGCTCTAAACAAGTGAAGCATTGGATCTGCATCACCGAATCGAATAGCACGAAGGAAGTACTTTCCACCTACTGACCAATGTACTCCTGGAGATGCTCCAGAAAGCAATGAGACGGAGCCTGAAGGCTTTACAGTAGTTACCCTGATAGATTCACGCACACAAAGCCATTCTGAGTATGCGTGGTCATATTTACGAATTGTCTTGTATCCTTCATCCATCCAATCACGAACTACAGGCAAACCGTGATTATCAGCAAATGAAGCAATACCTGTGAGTGATGTACCAATACGGCGATTGCGTTGCATAATACCGTTTGTCTGTTGCCAGTGTGTTGGAAGAAGAGTTACAGTCTTGCCATACAAATAAGCAAACTTAAGTGTACGCAAGAAGTCTTCTTTGGAATCGTGACGATTTAGGTGAACCTCAACAAGAGTACATAGTTCGTATGACTCTAGTGGTTGTTCTGCACAAGGATTGAATCCCATTACCCGATAATCTTTGCCATCTGCAGGATCTGCAAGACGACCATAGTTACGAGCAACATCTAGCCAAATAAATCCTGGCTCACCATTATTTGCAATTAAATCAACATATTCTTCATAGTTTGTTCCAACCTTAGCAGCGATAGAGTTATTGCTCATCCAAGCCCATCCTGGTTTTTCTGGATCATAGGAATTACGCTCTGGGAATACCTCTGCATTTTTTAGGTTAGCAAATATTTCATCATCTGATTGTCCAAGTGCTAATGTTGCAGACCTACGAACATTTCCTGCAACAACACAAGTACCAATAAGGTTTACAAGGTCAACGATTGCTCGTGAGTCAAGTGTTTCACCTGTACGACTACCAACTGCACTTCTGATTCTTTCGTGTAGTGTAATCAATGGATCTGGACCAGAAGCAACGCCACCAAATCCTTTAATTGGAGCACCAAATGGACGAATTAAATCATAGTTAAACTTTTGTTGTGGTTGATTTGATTTTAAGTATGAATTAATTAAAAGTCGTACAGACTCTACCCAACCTTCACGAGTATCTGGAATTTCATAAGTAACTTCTTCTTCTGTGTTAGCATAAATAGGAAGTTCCTTCTCGTGTCCAAGAGTATCAAAGCCTACACCAATTCCTAGCATCAATGCATCCATTACCCAAGCAAATAATTGTCCAGGGTCATTACGATCAATGTCTCTTGTGGACACCATCGCACAGTTCTGAAGTGAAGCAGAGTTTCTGCGTTCCATAGTCATTGCTGTACCAAATGCCCACATTCCACGACCTGGTGGTGTCCACTTCAAGTTAAACATTCTATCAAATGCTTCTTGAGCAGATTTCTGAGCCTTGTTATCATTCCAGGGTAGGCGATTCTCTTTAGCATAGTTCTTTTGGACTGAATACATACCTTCGATTACACGCCGACATACCTCATACCATCGTTCTTTTGTCCCATCCTCCTTTACACGAGAATAGGTACGAATAAAGGTAATTTCTCCAAGAGAGTTAGAACCTGCATCCTTAAAGCCAAAAGGTGGCTCAACCTGTGAGTATTTATTTACAAATTCATCCGACAAGCGAAATGAAAATACATCTGACATATGTATCAATCCTTTTCTATAAAAAATTAAGAGTACTTCAGATTTTCCGAAGTACTACAAGTATATCATACTTTTTTTGTGCTTGCAACCCTAAAGTTTTACTTGAGTGCTTGACAAATTGCAAAGTACTTGCAATTATGCAATAAGGTTTCCAAATACTACCCATGAATTAGTTCCAGTTTTTACTGCTGTTGCAACTGACCACTGACCATTCATTTTTAACTTATTTCCTTGACTGGTTAAAGTTGCACCGCTACCTGCAGCAAATGAAACTGTATCAGCATCAGATGAAATAACCATAAAGTGTATTTGAGTTCCAATTGGAAAGGCAGATGTGGTATTTGATGGCAAAGTTAGTGTTGTTTCAGTTGTATGATTAATAAAATTCATACGATTTAACCCATATGCTGTATTTAAAAGAGTTATTGATGTAGAGCCTGTTAGTGTTGCATATGTTAGTGACCCACGAATTTCATCTACACCACCAGATTCATGATTTGATGCGTGAGTTGGAAGAGATGAAAGATAAACTGTTTCATCGATTGACCAACTGTTTGTTCCAGTTTTTACCAAAAATCCTGTTGTTCCAGATAGTTCTGCAATTGCTGTTAAGTCTCCATCAAGTGGTTGATATGAAACTGTGTCAACTGACCAAGTGCCAGATCCATTTGTTTTTAAAAATCCAGATGTACCAGAAAGTGCTGCAATTGCCGTAAGATCCGCATCTAATGGTTGTGCATCAGTAATTCCATATCCAGATAAAGTTGTTGGTGTGCTACTAATGCTAGACCAAGCAGGAGTTATAGTGACGGCAGTTTCTATAGATGTTATTCTACCCTTTGCGTCTACAGTAAATGGTCTAACTTGTGTTGCCGAGTTGTTGTATGTTCCTGAAGTTACCCCAGAATTTGCAAGGGTAAGTTCAATACTTGTTGTTCCACTTCCAGTTGCATCACCAGATACAGTTATAGACTGATTTGAAGTTAAGTATGTGGTTGAATCAACAGATCCGTCAGCCTTTAAAAACTCAGTTGACAGTCCACCAGACTTTTCAAACTCTCCAGCAACTATTTTACCGTTTGTGCTAATTGCAGCCCCTGAACCATTTTGAGTAACAGTTACTACTGGATTTGAATTTGATGCAGTAAATGTATTAAGACTTAAAAAATCATTAGAAGAAACCAAAGATGGGAAGTTATCTAAATTGCTTGCTACAGACTCAGCAAGTGCCTGAATATCTGTATGAACACTTACCTGATCCCCTGCTAATGGATAGGGTAGATTATAAGGTGAGCCTGTATCTGCCATAGTGTCTCCTATTATACCAGATTATCCTTGAATCTGGAAGTAAAAAGACTGAAGGATGTTCGTTCCCTCATCTTCCATATCAAAAGTAACCGTTTCATTGGTGTCTCCTGTATTATAAATCTTATATTTAATATATTGACTACTTGTAGACAATTGTTCATCCATAGTTACTGACGATGTTCTTGGGGAAACAGCACCACTAGATGCATAATGTGCAAATAGTATGTATGGACTATTTGTAGTAGAAGGTCCAATTACAGTTTGTTCTGGTGGGTTTGATGTATTAAAAAACGCATTTGGTAGTCCATAGTCTTCTCCAGTACTAGGAAAATCTGGTCTAAAAATAAGTGCAATAGACAATGGAGTAGTTCCACTTAGTGTAATATTTCTAGAGTCACCACTAAGCATTTTCCTGTAAGATATTTTAGATGAAACTGCTTGAGAAGAAAGACCTGCCCCACCAGCACTTATGCTTGTAAATCCACTTGGAGTTGTAGGCACTGTTATAGTTCCTTTATTTAATTGAAAAATAAATGCATAATCTCCAGCCTGAAATGATGGAAGTGTAAGGGCAGTATCATTGTCTGCAGTATATGAAACATAACTTATATTCCTTGATACTCCTCCACCAGCATTAGCAACAATTCCAAACATAGTACTATTATACCTTATTTCATTCTCTTTTGATGATCTGTATATGGACAGCCATTAGTATGTACCCCATTAAAATATCGTCTTCCAGCAACATGTGGGTGTGCTCTATCTACAGTTTCTCTTTCAATGCCTAGTTTTGCTGCCTCTTCTGCTTCATTTGCGTGAATAAATCCTGGAAAATAATCTTCAACATGAGCGAGTTTAAAGTTTTCTACAAAGTATCTTGGTATTGGAATAAATGCCCCAATTGGGTCTCCCTTTTCAACATGAATTTTGTAGTCTGGAACCGTTACCTTGAAATTAAAAGTGAAATCCCTTCTTATTTGATCTGTTTCTACAACTGCTGTTAGTGCTGTACAACCAGGAATAAAAAAGTTTGGTGGCTGAATAAGCATAGTATTTATTCCAGGTGGGGTCTTGATAGCAAATCTATTTTGAATTGTTACAATACCGTTTCCAAAATGTGGCTTAATGGTTTGATACTCAAAGTTTTCATTTTTTGGATCTTCAAAAACTATGCTTGGACTACTAGTTGTTCCATCCCAAATCATATCAAATGTATGTAGTGATTTTACTATATATCCATATTGATTTCCAATGTTAAGTGGTAAACAATAATAAGCATGTGGGTCAAACCAATCTCTTTTTACTTTACCCTTTAAATTTTCTAATATTTCCTCATACTTAGTCTCAAGACCGAGTGTATGAGGAACAATTAAAAATGTATTTTCTGGAACTTCATATCCAGAATCATTTAAGTATAAATCCTCTGACATCTGTTCTCTCAAATCTCCAAAATGCTGCTATTGTATATCTTACATTTCCTTCAATAGTTGTTACTCCATGAAGATGATCTGGATCTCCAGGATGTATTGCTAGTCTACCAGGAACTGGAACTACTTCAAAATCGTATTGTGGATAAAATGTATGACCACCAGTATAATCATTATTTAAATAAATAATTGTACCGAATTTTCTTGCTTCAAATCCTTTAATATCAGTATTAGTCATATCGTCTGCATGTGGTGGCTGTGACATTCCTGGAAACCATCGAATTAAAGACATTACATCTGGAAAAATTTCTTGTGTTAAGTTATATTCACGCTCAATTACTAGTTTTGTCTGATTAATTGCATCATTTAAAATGTTGGCAGCACGGTTATCATTTTCTCTTAGAGTATCTATATGGATTACTC